TTACTACTTATTATTCATTCCCAACATACGGTAAAATGGGAATGACCGCTATGGAGATAGCCCAATGAGCATCCTAAAGGTAGACACCATAAACGAAAAGACTAGTGGTAATGGTGTGGCTATTCCAGGCCATGTTATTCAGGTTGGTAGTGCAATTAGACAAACATATACAACCTTTACCTCATCAGCTTATGTAACTTCTGGTTTAGAACTAAGCTTTACTCCTAAATTTGCAAACTCTAAGCTTCACGTTATGTGTACAAGTACGTTAGCCTCTTATGCAAATGCGGCAACAGTAGGTGCTGTATTTAAAAGAACGATAGGTGGTTCAGTCGCTTATAGTCCTCTTGGAACCACTGGTCATGGCAACATCAATACCCCTGACGGAGCAACTATGGCGGCTTATGGTGGGGCTGATGGTGCAGCAAATAATAGACAAGCTCCATTTACTATGGAGTGGTATGACACAACACATAATACAACAAGCTCAATTACATATACTGTAATGGTTGCTCAAAATAGTGGAAATGCTAGTCATGTGTGTGCAATGGGTGGTTTAGGAGACAACACTGGTTATCATGTCGTTAGTACTCTTTCAGTCAGGGAGATAGCCCAATGAGTTCTATCCTTAAAGTTGATACGATACAGACTACAGCAGGGGCTGCTCCTTTTATTACTAGCTTGGGTATGAAAGCTAAGTACTTTAACTGCAATGTAAGTGGTAGTTATACGCCTGGGGCTACAAGAACTTATACCTTATCAAACTTTGCTGGTGATGGAGCATCTATAAGTTCTAATACAATTACTATTACAGAAGCAGGGGTATACTTGTTACAAAAGTGCTATTCTTGCACCTCTACAACAGATGCAAATGCACGTTGGCAAGAGAATTATATTTATATTAATGGTTCAAAAGTACTTGATATAAGGCAGTTTGTTATAAACGTAGATTCAAACTATGAATATTATAATATTAATGGCTCAATTATTAAAAGTCTTTCAGTAGGCGATGAGATAGAACTTAGAGGCGCTGGTCAAAATAATTGGACTATTAATGCAGGAACTTTAGGATCTAACTTTTTTGGAGTAAGGCTTCAGTAACTTAGGATAAACAAATGACAGATATAGCAACAGCATTAGGCGAACTAGGCGTAACAGAATGGGTGTTACGTGGAGAGCCAACTAACCAAGTTGAGTTCGAAGAACAATTCCGCAAGGTCATGGGCGCAGACGCTAACGGCTCTGCCATAGAAAGCTCAGACCCATCACACTTCGGTACAACGTGGGATGCAGTCAAGGCTAAGAAGGATGCCCTTGTAGCAGGAGAACCTATGAAGCTACTGCGTGAAGAACGTAACCGTAGAATAGCAGAGACAGACTGGTGGGCATCAAGTGACCTAACCCTGACTGATGCACAGAAGAAGTATAGAACTGACTTGCGTGACATAACTAAAAGCGCAACATCATTAGACGATGTATCATGGCCTACAAAACCCTAGGAGTATAATATGGCAGAGATTAAAGTAACACTAACCGACACAGAACTAAAGTGTCTTGAATACGCAGCAGCCTCACCACAGGACTGGGCTGATAATGCTTTGACTAACAGAGCTAGAATAGCCAAGGATGAGATCATTGCTGCTCTTGTAACACACTGCAATGCAAACTCAGTAGCACTAGCTGTTGGTGAAGACGCACAGGTTACACAAGCGTTTGACTTAAAGGTTGTTAAGAAAGCCTCAGAAGTCGAAGAGTCAAAACCAGAGTAAGGAATATCAATGTCATACATCGGCACTGAACCTAAAGACATAAGATCATTTGGTAGAACTAAGTTTGACTATACTGCTACGCAGGGTCAGACAGCGTTTACTGGTGCTGATGATGACGGTAAGGTATTAGCGTTTACTGTTGGACAGATAGAGGTATACGTTAACGGTATCCTCATGGATGACAGTGACTTCAGTACAACTGGCACTGGCACAGTCACACTAGCATCTGCAGCTAATCTGAATGACGTTGTTAATGTTGTATCCTTTGAGACTAACATACCTGACAGTAATTATGTACCTGCTTCAGGTGGTACGTTTACTGGTAACATTACTGCTAGTGGTACACTAGGCGTTACTGGCGCTGTTACTGCCGCCAATGGTTTGACTGTTGATGATGATGGCGCAACGCCTCTAACTGTAGATCGTGCAACAAATGACGGTGCAGTTATTGATGTGCAAAGGGATGGTGTATCTATAGGTGGTATTACCACTAATGCAGGTAAACTTGTTGTAAATTCACAAGGTTCAAACTTAACATTTGCTGTTGGTGGAACTAGTAAAGCTAACATGGATGGCAGTCAATTTTACCCACAAACAGACGGTGGATTAAACTTGAGCCACCCATCAGTGAGATGGCAAGACCTCTATTTATCAGGCGGTGCATACATTGGCGGCACTGGTGCGGCTAATAAGTTAGACGATTATGAAACTGGCACTTTTCAAATGACTATGACTGGCAAAACTGGTGGTGCTGTAGGACATGGACAGTATGTTAAGATAGGCAATATTTGTCATTTTAGTTGGTATAGTGCTACTCAAAGTATTACTAGTTCGGTAGCAGGGGTGTTAGGTGGTTTGCCTTTTACTCATATTAGTCCGAATAATAGTGCGTATGCAGCCGTTACCCTTGCACATAATACATGGGTGTCAAACGCAAGCACTGGATACATAAACATTGGAACCAACTCAATATACCCTACTGCTAATAACAGCTCAACAGCAAGCAATACGTCTACTGGATCTAAATACGTTATGTGTTCAGGAAGTTATACAGTAGGATAACACCCCAGTTGGATAATTGGGTAGTCAGTCCAAAGCCATAAAGGAGATAAACAATGGCACTAACAGAAGAAACAGAACAAGATAAGATTGAGATAATTAAACCGTTTAATATGTTACAAATTAGAACCGCAACAATTATCAAGAAAGACGGTGTAGAGATTAGTAGATCATTCCACCGTCATGTCGTTGCACCAGACGCAGACGTATCAGGTGAGAGTGATGATGTAAAAGCACTAGCTGCACAGTTTCACACAGACGCAATCAAGACAGCATATGCTAAACACTTAGCGGAGAACACACCCTAATGACAAGAGCAAGAGATGTAGCTAACCTCATAGGTTCTGGCAATTACAGTAGCACTACGTTCACAGCTACTGCAGGACAGACTGTGTTTAGTATAGCACACACACAGAACTTTGTGCAGGTGTTTATGAATGGCTTGCTCTTAGACTTAACTGTAGACTACACAAGCAACGGATCAGCAGTAACACTTACATCAGGTGCAGCAGCAGGTGATGAGATAGAAGTTGTTGCATACAATACGTTCAGCGTTGGTGATGCACTCAATCAAGCAGCAGCAGATACACGGTATGTTAATACTGCTGGCGACAGTATGACAGGTAATCTTACTACAACAGGTAATGTTGGGGTGGGAGAAACTTCACCTAATCTTGGAAGCAGTGGAACAGGATTACATATAAAAGGTGCGGCTTCTAAAGATGGTGTTATTAAATTAGACAGCCAAACAGCAGATCGTTCTGGCATAGTGCAATTTACAGAAAACGGAACAGACAAGTGGCGCATTGGTTATGACGCAACAAGTAATCATTTAGAGTTTACTAGAAGTGGTGTTGCAGATCGTATGCTTATCTCAGATGATGGCTATGTAACAACGCCTAATCAGCCTCACATGCTTGCTCAAGGTTTTAAAGAAAGATACGGTACTACTGATAGAGCTTTGTTTCATACAGTAACAACAAACACAGGTAATCACTGGAATAACACAAATGGTAAATTTACCTGTCCAGTAGCTGGTACTTATCTTGTTACTGCTTTTAGTGGTTATACTGAAGCACAGAATTATATAGGCATGGGGATAGGGTATAACGGTTCTGTGTTATCGTATGGGTGGATGCATTCGGTTCTAAACCTTCACGCGCAATCATCTGTTACAGTTATGAAGAATGCTAATGCAAATGATTATTTTTACTATTTTCTAAATTATGGCTACACGACACCCGTTGATGCCACAGGGCATGAGCATCATTCTCACCTTTCAGTATACTTATTAGGTTAGGATAAACATATGAGCAACGCAAGAAAACTAGCAGATAATCTTCCTACTGAGGGCAGTCTCTCTGGGCGCAATATTATAATTAACGGAAAGTTTGAGATTGACCAAAGACACGGATTTGCCGCACATACAGTTTCTTCAGGGGGCGATTTTTTTGCTGATCGTTGGGGTTTTTATACAGACAGTAATGCTTTTGCACAATATGGAGCCACCACTCAGGTTGTTTCTGATGGCCCAACAGGTTTTGAAAAATCTTTGAAATGGACAACTACTTCAGCAGGAACAGTGCCAGCAACAAGTGAAGTTATTTTCAGACACGTTGTAGAGGGTTACAATATAAATCAAGTAGATTATGGAACTTCTAATGCAAAAGAATTAACACTTTCTTTTTATGTTAAGTCCTCTGTTGCTGGTAATTATGGATTAACCGCCCAGTATACAGATTCTGGTGGAACTAATCGTTATAATTTAAGAAGTTATACAATAAATTCTGCTAATACATGGGAACTTAAAACAATTTTAATTCCTGCCAATACAGCTAATGTTCTTCAACAAAAAACAAACGGTGCAGGGTTGCGTTTAAATTGGGATTTAGGAGAAGGAACAAGTTATTCTGGATCTGTAACAGGTAATTGGCAAACCACATATGTAAATGGCTTAACTGGTGGTGTTAAGATAGCTAATAACAATGGAGCAACGTGGCAGATCACTGGCGTTCAGCTAGAAGTTGGCTCACAAAGTACGCCGTTTGAGCATGAACCAGTAGGAGTTACTTTAAAAAAGTGCCAAAGGTACACACACATAATTGGTGATACACAATACCAAGCAATAGGTATAGGCACTATGTATACTGCAACTAACGGTATATTTTATGTGCATACTCCAGTTCCTATGAGAAGCACTCCGTCAATAAGTAAAACAGTTGATGGTAACAATGTTTGGCTACAAAGTTATGTTGGAGCTTCTGGACTCAACACTAACGTTACCCCACAATTAGGTGAAAACTCTACTAATGGGCGACAAAACAATTTTAGAATTTATGTGCCAAGTTCAAATAATTCAACAACGGCAGGGTATTCTAGTTGGAATCAAGTTATGCCAAATGCTTCATTTATTTTTAGTGCGGAGTTATAAAAAATGAAAATTGGTAATGCAAAATATTGTAAGGGAGTAGGTTCTTTTGAGGATACAAATACTTCTATAACTTGTACAATAGATGGGCAAGTTTGGAATGTACCCCTAGACCCATACAATTCCCATTATCAAGCCATACAAGAATGGGTATCAAAGGGTAACAAAATAGCAGAGGCCGACTAATGTTTGGCTTCGCAGCAGTAGCAGAGACACCACTCTCAGCAGAACTTACTAAGTACACCATAGGTGTTGTTCCTGCTTCTGTATCTGCAGCTTCTGCGTTAAACGCTCCCCAGTTCTCTGGTGGTGTTAATCTTCCTGCTTTAACAGGGGTTTCTGCTACATTAACTAATACTGCACTTGACATTGACGGTAAAGCAAATATAACTACTGCTAACGTAGCAAGCACTACAAGTATAGCAGCACTAACAATCTCAGGTAAAGCAAACGTTACGCACCCTTCACTACTAGGAACGTTTACACCTAACGTACCAAGCATAACAGGTATAGCTAATACAAACCTACCATCACAAGGTGCTATCTCTGGTGCAGTCTTTGGTGACAATGTACAACCAACAGGACACAACTATACAGTAACAGTAGCTAATAGCGGAAGTGGTAACAAGTATTACATAGATGGTGTAGAAGCTGCAGCACTAACGCTAACACAAGAACTCACCTACGTCTTTGATGTAAGTGACAGTAGCAACAGTGGACACCCATTTAGATTTAAAGATGCTTCTGGTAATACACTAACTGCAGGAATAACTATAAGCGGAACAGCAGGACAGGCAGGGGCAACAGTAACATACACAGTTCCAAGCGTAGGTGCCACACAACCAGCATTGTATTACTGTACTATACACGGCAACGGTATGGGCAATACTGTAACCACAGTAGCAAGCACCACAACCTTTGTTGTAACTGTAGTAAATAGTGGTGGTAATAAGTTTGCTATAAACGGTGTAACTGCACCAACGCTACAACTTGTAAGAGGAACAACATACACATTTGATCTTAGTAATGCATCTGTGTCTGGACACCCACTAGCTTTTAAGAGTGGCAACAATAGCTACACAGATGGTGTAACAAGCAGTGGTACTCCTGGTCAGTCTGGGGCAAGTGTAACCTTTGCTGTACCAAGTACTGCACCTGGAATAGGACTAAGATATTACTGTACTGTACATGGTAACGGAATGGGTAACACTATAACTACT